CAACTGCCTTTGTTCAATCTCAAGGGTACGTTCCAAATACAGTGTCAATTATTGCCGGAACTGGATTGTCTGGCGGTGGAACACTTGCTGCAAGTCGCACTTTAAGTCTCGCATCGATTGCTTCCAATACAATTTTGGCAAATGCCACAGGTTCAACAGCCGCACCTACTGCGACAACAATTTCTGCTATTTTGGATGGTTCATTTAGTAGCGTTGAGGGGGCTATTCTTTATCGTGGCGCTGCTAGTTGGTCCGCACTTCCGCCCGGGACTTCTGGTCAAATTCTTCAATCCGGCGGCGCGGGGGCTAATCCGTCTTGGTTCACCGTTACGGGTACTGGCACGGTCACGAGTGTTGGCACTGGAACGGGCTTGACGGGTGGTCCAATTACAACCTCTGGCACAATATCAATTGCTAGCACAGGCGTTTCGGCAGCTTCTTATGGAACGGCATCGGCTGTTCCTACTTTCACCGTCAACGCTCAAGGTCAATTAACAGCCGCTTCTAGCGTCGCGGTTATTGCTCCGGCAGGTACGTTGTCCGGCAATACGTTAAATAGCACGGTTGTTTCTTCGTCTTTAACTAGCGTAGGGACAATCGGCACTGGCGTTTGGCAGGGGTCAACCATTGGCGTTGCTTATGGTGGTACGGGAACAACAACGTCTACGGGTACGGGGTCCGTGGTGTTGTCAAATTCACCAACACTTGTAACTCCGGCGCTTGGTACTCCAGCGTCTGGCGTTATGACCAATGTAACAGGTTTACCGTTAACAACGGGCGTGACTGGTACGCTTCCTATTGCCAATGGCGGAACGGGAATTACCTCTTTTGGTACGGGTGTTCAAACCGCTTTGGGGCAAAACGTCACTGGTTCCGGCGGCATTGTGTTGGCAACTTCGCCAACGCTTGTTACTCCGACGCTTGGGGCAGCGTCTGCCACCAGCGTTTCTATGACATCTGGTACGGTTTCAAGCACACCAGTCAATCCAACGGATATTGCAAATAAGTCCTATGTGGATTCGGTTGCTCAGGGATTGGATGTAAAATCTCCAGTTCTTGTTGGGACAACAGCAAATATTACATTGTCTGGAGAACAGACAATTGATGGAATTTTAACATCTTCCAGCAGAGTTTTGGTTAAAAACCAGACAACGCAATCACAAAACGGAATTTATGTTTCTTCTTCTGGCGCATGGAGCCGTTCTTCTGACGCAAATACATGGAACCAATTGGTTTCAGCATTTGTTTTTGTTGAAGAGGGGACAACACAGGCTGATACTGGTTGGGTCTGTACGGTTGATCCGGGCGGAACTTTGGGAACTACGCCTGTTACTTGGGCGCAATTCTCTGGTGCGGGAACTTACCAAGCTGGTACAGGGCTTACATTATCAGGCAACGTATTCAGCATTACAAATACCGCTGTTACGGCAACATCTTATGGTTCTGCTTCTTCCGTGCCAACCTTTACGGTTAACGCTCAAGGCCAATTGACTGCGGCGTCTACGGCGGCGGTTGTTGCTCCGGCTGGAACGCTATCTGGTACAACCCTTAATTCTACGGTAGTTTCTTCTTCATTAACCAGCGTTGGCACGATTGCGACGGGCGTATGGCAGGGAACGGCCATTGGCATCGCTTATGGTGGCACGGGCCTAACTACAACCCCTGCAAACGGCGCGTTGGATATTGGTAACGGAACGGGCTTCACCCGCACAACGCTGACGCAAGGAACTGGTATAACCATCACCAATGGTTCCGGCTCAATCACCATCACCAACGCGGGCGTAACGTCCTTTTCGGCGGGAACAACTGGTTTTACGCCATCTTCATCGACAACTGGCGCTATAACGCTTAGTGGTACACTTGCGACCACCAATGGTGGTACGGGCTTAACCAGCTTTACGTCTGGAGGCGCGGTTTATGCGACTTCGACATCGGCCTTAACTACTGGCACCCTTCCCATTGCTTCGGGCGGGACGGGTATTACGTCGTTCGGCACGGGGGTACAGACGGCTCTTGGGCAAGCTGTTACAGGGTCAGGCGGAATCGTGTTGGCAACGTCGCCAACGATTACTACGCTTACGACAAGCGGGAACGTCACTGCGACGGGAACGGCGGCGCGCTTCCAAGCCGATTTCAGCAACGCTACATTTAATAGCCGTTTTGCTTTCCAAACCAGCTCTTTGAACGGTACAACGGGTATTTACGCGTTGCCAAACGGAACTTCTATTGCGGCGTCTTGGCAAGCCGCCAACGCTTCCGATCCGACTAATGCGTCAAAAATCCTAATCGCCACGAATGGATCGACAGACGTTCAATTGGTGTCGGGCATCAATGGCACTGGCACGTACCTGCCAATGACATTCTGGAATAACGGCTCCGAACAAATGCGTTTGACGACGTCGGGTAATTTTGGCGTCGGCACAAGCGGCACAAGCGTTCCTGCAGTCAAGTTCGCCGTCTTTTCGACCGACGCAATTTTGATTCCGGTCGGGACAACCGCTCAACGGCCAACGGGTGCTACAGGCTACATCCGGTTCAACAGCGACAATACGGCATTTGAAGGCTATAATGGAGCGACGTGGGCGGCCATTGGCGGCGGCGCAACAGGTGGCGGCTCCGATGCTATTTTCTGGAACAATGGTCAAACAGTCAATAATTCTTATAGCATTCCTGCAAGCACGAACGCTGGCACGTTTGGGCCAGTTTCTATTGCTTCTGGTGCAGTTGTTTCAATTCCATCGTCAAGCAGTTGGACCGTGATATGAAGTATTACACTTACATACACGCTTCACCTAATGGAAAGGTTTTTTACGTTGGTAAGGGAACGGGCCATCGTGCTTTTTCTATGGGTGAACGGTCTTGGATTTGGAAAGAAAAGTTTAAAAAACAAGACGGCATACTTATCCAAATTGTTGCCCGTTTTGAAACGGAGCAAGAGGCATATGCCCATGAAATGGCTTTAATAGAATATTACAAAGAAGAAGGTTGTGAATTAGTTAATATGTCGGAAGGTGGTGCTGGTCCTAATGGATATGCACAATCTAAAAAAACAAGAATGTTAAAACGTCAAAAAATGGTTGGATATCAACATCAGGAAATTACTTGCCCCCACTGTGGGACATCTGGAGGAGAAACTTCCATGAAACGGTGGCATTTTGATAAATGCACGGGGGCAAAAATATATAAATCCCGTGGAACTTTTAATGGGAAACGTGTATTTTTTGGTAATTATGCAACGCCAGAGGAAGCTGAAATGGTAAAACAACAAAGATTGGCGGAGTTGCATCATGGGTAATTTAACACTTAACGGCGCAACTTCCGGCCAGATCACCCTCGCACCAACGGCTGTGGCGGGTACGAATACGCTTACGCTTCCTGCGTCTACGGGTACGGTGGCCTTAACCAATACGGCGGTATTTAACAGCGCAACCACCTTGTCTTTGCAGACTGGCGGTACAACGGGTTTGTATATTGATGCGTCTCAGAACGTAGGTATTGGGACGACTTCGCCCGTTGGTAAACTTGATGTTGTTTCAGCAGCACAAGATCAATTATCAGTACGTTCAAATAGCACAACGGCTGGTTCGTCAATTTTGGTGTCGTCTGGAAACGGCACAACATCCAACAATTATTCCTATATCCAGTATCAAAATGCTCAAACGTCTGCGTACAACTGGAAAGTTGGAACATTTGGTAGCAATTCATTTTCATTTTATGACGCGACCGCTGCCGCTGAACGTATGCGTCTTGACACCTCCGGCAAACTGCTAGTGGGCGTAACAAGTAACGCTGGCGCATCTGGCGGAGATATTACCGCGCAAAGAGGAGCTAGTCAGGGTGTTTTGTGGTTAAGCACTGTTGGCAGTTTAGATTATGGAGTCACAAACAGTAACTTTTCTTTCAAAAACGGGTTGGGTGGAGGTTACTCTGATATTTATTATCAAGTTGCTCATCCGGCGTCAGACCAAATTTGGAAAGAAAATGTCAAAGATATTTCTTACGGTTTGACGGAAGTATTACAACTTAAACCAAGAGATTTTACTTGGATTGAAAGCAAAAAAGAATCAATTGGTTTTATAGCCCAAGAAATACAACCAATTATTCCAAAAATTGTCAGCGCAGATCGCGATGGTCATTTGTCTGTTGAATATGACAAAATTGTTGCCGTTCTTACAAAAGCCATCCAAGAACTATCAGCAGAAGTTACGGCTCTCAAAGCCAAGGTAGGTGCATAATGACCGCAACCCTGAAGACAGGCATCGTCCAAGAGCCATCATCCAGCATTGCTAATTTAACGCTCAGTTCATCTGGCGGCGTAACCTTTGGCGCGGCTGCAACAACCAATACGATCACAAGTGCCGCTTCTACTGCACTGACGATTCAGT